GTGCTGAAATGGGGGCGGGGAGGGGGCTGGCGTGCTGTAATTATTATAGTACCCACCCAATCTTGCAAAAGACCAAAATCCAAAAGTCTTCAAATACCTCATAAATCAACTATTTACAATATTTGGCATTTTTCGCCAATTATTAGTAGAATTGACCAATGTATGTGATTACTCCCCATTGTAGAAACATTCCACCGTATATGCTGTGGGATGATTATTTTACTAACGAAGAATTAGACTGGTTGCAGAATATAGCTACGGGTTCTACTTCTAATGCTGTTGTTGGTGATATTAACGAAAGCGGTGAAAACTTTAATGTAAGACGCTCTGAGGTATCTTGGTTAACTGAATCAGACGCTACTAGGTGGATTTATAAAAAATTAAGTGAAGTTGTTGGTAGGATAAATGCTGATAGTTATAATTTTGATATAACTGGCTTTGGAGAAAAGATACAGCTTGCTAATTACCACGAGGGTAGGAAGGGAATGTACTGTTGGCACAAGGATATGCTTCAACAGGGTGTATCTAGGAAGCTGTCTTTAGTTCTCCAACTATCCCACCCTAATGATTATGAGGGGGGAGAACTTCAAATCTTAAATAGAAAAGACCCTACGACTATTGAAAAGAAAAGAGGAAGGGTTTGTGTTTTTCCTTCTTGGACTCTCCACCAGGTAACCCCAGTAACTAAGGGAAATAGACAATCCTTAGTAGCTTGGATTTCAGGGCCTCCATTTAAATGAGCGATTTTAAACACTATCAAAAGATTGACGGCTTAATAGACGAACACTCTATTAACACTATAAACAATTACTTTATTAACAAGGTTAATTATGGGGAGTGGATGCCAAAAGATTCAAACAGAACCAGCAAATTTGAATTTTACGCAGACCCTTTTATTGAAGTAATCCTAGTTAAGTACAGGCCAATTATAGCAAAAATCACAGGATTAGACCTAGAACCAACTTATTCTTTTTCACGAATATATCAAGAAGGAGAAAGTTTATCTCGTCATGTAGACAGACCTTCTTGCGAAATTAGTGTAACTGTCAACGCATCCTATACTGGAGAGCAGTGGCCTATCTGGATGCAATATAAAGACGAAGACCCTTCTAAATACCTTTTAGAGCCTGGAGACGCTGTAGTTTATAGGGGATGTGAAGTAATGCACTGGAGGAATGAATTGGCTAAAGGTGCTAAAAATGCCCAATTTATGCTTCATTACGTTAATAAGAACTTAGAATACAGATATGATAAAAGGGAAAGAATAGGAATGAACTCTTTTTCAAGGGAAGGATAAGTGAACGACATTAATGCGCCAAGCGGTATGACTGTCCCTGATGAACAACCTAAGAAGAGGGGAAGGGGGAGACCTCGTAAACCTGATAGGTTGATGACTCGCCAACAGTGGGAGGATGAGGGTAAGAAGGCTAAGGGTAGACCTAAAGGTATGAGGACTGCCATTAAGAAGCTTGAGGAACGCCTCCTATCCGCTAATAGGATAGAACACGTTATAGATGCCATTGTTAAGGCTGCTGAAGACCCTGAACATAAGAATCAGGCCGCAGCTTGGAAATTAATAATGGATAGAATGGCCCCTCTAAGTCATTATGATAAAACAAAGGGGAATGAAAAGCCAGTCATTCAGATTAACGTATCCTCTATAGACCGCATAGATACTGGGGTTCAGGACATTGAGGGCGAGATAGTTGAATAGATTAGCCGACCAACTTGCTAAGCACGAAGGTGTTAAGAGATTCGCTTATAAATGCCCCGCTGGTAAGTGGACTATAGGAGTCGGTAGGAATATTGACGAGGATGGTGGATTAGGGCTATCTGATGGTGAAATCTACACCCTATTAAACAACGACATCCAAAGAACTGATGAAGAATTAACCAATGCCTTTCGTTTCTATGAAGATTTGGATAGAGTTCGTAAGGATGCAATGATTAACATCTGTTTCAATATAGGCTTACCCCGTCTTAGAGGCTTCAGACTGGCCCTTAAACTGATGGAAACAAAAGACTACCCTGAGGCTTCAGTAGAGTTTTTAGACTCTCTATGGGCCTCTCAGGTGGGTCAGAGAGCCTTAGACATAGCACACATGATTCAATACGGAGAATATCCTGATGAAGGGCGTTAATCACTACAAAAAAGATGGAACCCTCCATAAAGGTGGTACTCATAAAATGCCCAACGGTGAGTTACATTCTGGGGCTAAACACACAAGTTCTAGTGTTAGGCTCTTTCATTACGGTGAGCTGAGTAAGAAAGCTCAAAACAAAGCACGTTCAAACTGGAGATAATTATGGCTCGTAAAAAGCGCAGCAAACCTAAAGGTTACTAAATGAGACCAGAAACTTTCTATACAATTGGTAACAACCCTACTGCTGGTGTTTCCAATACCATAATGACTGTACCAAATGGTTATGAGGCGCGTATCACTAACGTCTTCGTAACTAACAATACGGGTTCTACTAAAAACTTTAGCGCAGCTTGGGTTAATGGGGGAGATACTTACGCCTTTGCCTCTTCTAAATCTTTGAATAGTAAAGACTTTATTGAATACGGTGGGGATTATGGGCAATTTTTAATCATGGATGAAGGAGATTACATGACGGTAACTCCTGAAGCTGGCTCTACTTTTGTTGTAATTGTTTCATTTATCCTATTAAAGCATGATGGTACTAAGTTTGATTTAACTATATGAACTTAGACATCAATTTATTAAATTGGCAACAAGAAGTCTGGAACGACCCCACTAGGTTTAAAGTTGTCGCAGCAGGCCGTAGGACAGGGAAATCCCGTCTTGCGGCTTACTTGCTTCTGGTAAATGCCTTACAAGCTACTAAAGGCCACGTTTTCTATGTAGCCCCTACTCAAGGTCAAGCTAGAGATATTATGTGGAACCTCCTATTAGAACTAGGAGGGGATATGGTTGAAGGCTCCCACGTTAACAACTTACAAATTAAGCTAATTAACGGAATTACCATTTCTCTAAAGGGAGCTGACAGACCAGAGACTATGAGGGGTGTCTCCCTAGCCTACCTAGTATTGGATGAATACGCAGACATGAAGCCTGACGTATGGGAGTTGATTTTACGCCCAGCCCTGTCAGACTTGAAGGCAAGTGCTTTGTTCATTGGGACACCAATGGGTAGAAACCATTTTTATGACCTCTACAAACAAGCCGAGTTAGGTGGCGACCCCAACTTCAAAGCATGGCATTACACTAGCTATGACAATAATCTCCTAGAAAAGAATGAGATTGACCAAGCTAAAATATCTATGTCCTCCTACGCCTTTAGGCAGGAGTTCATGGCATCCTTTGAGGCCCGTGGTTCCGAGATGTTTAAGGAGTCCTGGGTCAGATTTTCAGAGGAAGAGCCTGATGGTGATTACTACATAGCCATTGACTTAGCTGGCTTTGAGGAGGTTGGGAAGAAAAACAAAACCAAAAATCTTGACAACACCTCTATCGCCGTGGTAAAGGTGGGTAGCCAAGGGTGGTGGGTTAAGGATATAATTACGGGTAGGTGGTCTTTAGACCAGACTGCCCAGAAGATATTTCAAGCTGTTAGGGACTATCAACCTATCTCTGTGGGTATAGAGAAGGGTATAGCCCGTCAAGCTGTAATGTCTCCATTAACTGACTTGATGAAGAAGTATTCTCGTTTCTTTAGGGTTGAAGAACTAACCCATGGAAACAAGAAGAAAACAGATAGGGTTATGTGGGCGTTACAAGGAAGATTTGAGAACGGCCTCATTAACCTTAACAAAGGTGAATGGAATGTTCAATTCATGGATGAATTATTTCAATTCCCTGATGCCCTAACACATGATGACATGGTGGACGCTTTAGCCTACATAGACCAACTGGCTAACGTCTCCTACTCATACGACTTTGAAGAAGACCACTTTGATGTGGTCGATATGGTAGCTGGTTACTAATATGCTTGATAAAGAAGAGTTTGGAATTCTACAAAGCGTTGAAGACTGGGTTATGGAGCAATGTAACTCATGGCGTGACCACTTTGATAACAACTACCAAGATAAGTTTGAAGAGTATAATCGTCTGTGGAGAGGACAGTTTTCTGCAGAAGATAAGACCCGTGACTCAGAAAGAAGCCAGATTATATCCCCAGCCTTACAACAGGCTGTTGAATCCTCAGTAGCTGAAATTGAAGAAGCTACATTCGGAAGAGGACGATTCTTTGACATTAAGGATGATTTGAGGGATGGTGAACCTCAAGATGTTGTATTCCTTAGAGAACAACTTTATAGAGATTTTCAGCAAAACAAAGCAAGAAAGGGTGTTGCTGAGTGTCTAATAAACGCCGCCGTTTATGGGACTGGCGTTGCAGAAATAGTGCTGCAAGAAGAAAAAGAAATGAAGCCAGCCTCCCAACCAATAATGGAAGGGCAGATGCAGGCAGTAGGAGTAAACATAGCAGACAGAACAGTCTGTAAGCTCCGTCCAATCCTTCCACAAAACTTCTTAATTGACCCCGTAGCAACTTCTATTGAGGAGGCTATTGGTGTTGCTGTTGATGAATTTGTCCCGTATCACCAAGTAGAACTCCTACAGGAAAGTGGTGTTTACAAGGACGTTGACATCACCCTAGCTTATAACGATACCGACCTTGACCCTGACCCTGAGTTGATTGACCAGCCTGACAATAAGGTTCGTCTTACTAAATACTATGGTCTAGTCCCTAAATATCTCGTAGAAGATGAAGAAGACTTTGAGATTGAAGAGGAAGATGGTCATTACATTGAATGTATTATCGTTATTGCTAACGGTGGAACTCTACTTAAAGTAGAACGAAATCCTTACATGATGGGCGATAGACCTGTCGTGGCCTTCCCTTGGGATATAGTTCCAGGAAGATTCTGGGGTAGAGGTGTATGTGAGAAAGGATATAACTCACAAAAGGCTTTAGATGCTGAATTGAGGGCCAGAATAGATGCCCTAGCATTAACTGTACACCCTATGATGGCTATGGATGCCACTCGTTTACCAAGGGGTGCAAGGCCAGAAGTCCGTCCTGGTAAGATATTATTAACTAACGGAGACCCCAGAGAAGTATTACAGCCGTTTAACTTCGGACAAGTCTCTCAAATTACCTTCGCTCAAGCTGACCAACTGCAAAAGATGGTACAAACAGCTACCGGAGCTATAGATTCTGCTGGAATACCTGGCTCTATTAACGGTGAAGCTACCGCTGCGGGGATTTCTATGTCCCTCGGGGCGATTATTAAGAGGCACAAAAGGACTCTTATCAACTTCCAAGAGTCTTTTCTGATACCATTCGTAACAAAAGTAGCCCACAGGTACATGCAGTTTGAGCCTGAAATCTACCCTGTTAACGATTATAAGTTTGAAGTCGTGTCCTCTTTAGGGATTATTGCTAGAGAATACGAAGTAACTCAATTGGTACAACTGTTACAAACTATGGGTTCAGACTCTCCTCTGTACCCAGTTTTAATACAGTCCATTATAGATAACATGAACATCTCCAATAGGGAGCAATTGATTCAGGTTATCCAACAAGCCTCACAGCCTAATCCTGAAGCACAGGAAGCAGCTCAAATAGCACAACAAGTACAATTGCAGTTCCAGCAGTCTCAGACTAACGCTCTTAACGGGCAGGCGGCTGAATCTACAGCCAGAGCTGAGAAGATTGCTCAAGAAACTAAAGCTATTCCTGTTGAACTTGAGAACGACAGGATTAAGGCTATTGCCACTAACTTAAAAGCTGGCAATGAGGACGACAAAGAGTTTGAAAGGCGAATGAAAGTAACTGACAAACTACTGGAGGAAAGAAGGCTTAACTTGGAAACAGCTAAGACTTTGACACAATGATTACTAACACAGAAATGCAAAACATTCTAAATCAAATTAATGAAATCGTTAAAGGTTTAGAAGAAAGAATCCAAAAGCTAGAGGAAGCTAATAAGGAGTCAAAGGGTGGAAAGAGAGGAAGAAAAGCATTACCAAGCTCTTAAAGATATGTTTCGTACAGAGGGCTGGAAAGTATTAATGGATGAGCTTAGAAATAATGCCATCCAAATAAATTCTGTAGAAGTAA